TAAAGAAGTTATGATATTTGGTATTGTCTGTAATGTAACCGTCACCATTGGCTGGCATATGAAATGATGTATCTTCTATGACCATTCGACAACCAACATTTGTGATTATAGGAATATGTAATCTCATCTCCGGGTCACGGTGCCACGATAAACAAGACCTTGGTGGTTTCATTAAGAAACGAACTCTACCAACTTTGAATTTTGATTTAATAAGATTATAAACTTCTTCTACATAAGTGCCTTCAAACTCAGGACACAATTCAGTATAAAGATGTTCTTGTACTGGTTCTAATCTTTGTTCTTCTACATTCGTGGTGTCTGGATATGTCCAAAATAGTCCACGAACATTACCGCCTGTAATTGAGTTTTCGTCTCCAGGAATTCGGTTTATGCATATGGCATTAAAATCTCGTAGCGTCTTATCGTCTGTACGAAATCCTAATTTGCTCCTAAAGTCAAAGTAGGTTTTACCTAATTTGTCAATATCAATGCCGAGCTTGTATGAAGTGTAATGTTGCATACACTTATTTAGGTATGCAACACTAGATTGATTATGCTATGTAATGAATCGATATTACAATACCAACTGATACTAACAATCCAAAAATCATTTTTAGAAAGTCTTTACCAATAATTGGGAAAACATATTTTAGTTTGTAGTCTTCAACCATTGACGCAATTGCCAATTCTCTACCACATAATAAACCAACAAAGACCCAAGTTGTTGACATTGGTATATCATTGTATTGTTTAAAGTATAATAAGATAAACGCATAAAAGAAATCAATGATACAGGCACTACGAATAAATCTAGTACCTCTTTTATCTAATACAATCTTTTGTATCTTACCACCTTTTTCATAGAACACATAAAATAATAATGCTGATAATAATACACAAACAAATATTAATAAGTCTAAAGGTAATTCTCTAGGTAAAAAGACGGCTATGTTAGCCATGTCATGCGACAACCAAGTATACCATAAGAAGCCTGTTGTAAACCATTGACCTACTCGCCATGCTGTAGGATGTTTTACAATATCATATTTTTCGTTTATAAATTTAGATATAACAATCCATGCACCGTAAGCTATGATGGCCGCTAATGCGTAACCCATAATAGACTTCACTAACATTTTTTCTAATACAAATGCCGAAGCAAATGCTGATAACACTAGAAAAGAAGTAGATACAGGAATACCAACTCTTGTTAATACTAATAAAATTGCCGGTGCTACGGCATGATACCATTGTGGTTCAATCCACGGTATCTTGTTTAATCGTCCAAATGTAATGTCACCACCATTGATGTACCAACCATATGTTAATGTACCACACAATACAAGTGAAGCTGCACCTGCAAGATAATACCATTTAAATTTTTCTGAATTGGAAGCAATGAAAGTACCAAGAGTTTGGACACTATCGTTGGCAATTACTGAATAGGACGCCAACATAAAACCTAGTAAAGCATATAAAGATAATAATTCCATAATCCACCTTTTTGGTTATACACTTTTATTTATTGAAATCATTTTACTTGTAACAAAAGTTTCACACTTGACAAACTCAACTAAATAGTATAAAGTGGAGATATTATGAAAAAGTATATACAAGTATATGATGATGTGTTACCAAAATATCAATGTGACGCATTAATAGAAAAATTTGAAATCAATAAAGACCAACAAGTGTCAACTGATTTAGAAGGCCATCGCCATTTTACCGAAATCAACATCAATCAACATAAAGATTGGGAAACCTTTGTACAAGGTTTGTATGGTAATTTAAGACCATATGTTGATAGATATAAACAAGATTGTGATATAAAAGAAAAACAATGGCCAGAGAAATTTGGTTTTGAACAAATACGATTTAAACGATATTTACCTAATGATAAAGATGAGTTTAAAGAACATGTAGATGTAGGCGACTATAATAGTGCTAGAAGATTTTTAGTATTCTTTTTATATCTTAATGATAACTTTGCTGGTCAAACTTCTTTTAGTGAATACGATAGACATGTACGACCAGAGGCAGGTAGACTATTAATGTTTCCACCTACATGGACATATTTACATACAGGTCACAAGCCAATAAAAACGCCGAAGTATATCATTGGTTCTTATTTGCATTACATTTAAGACATAATAGCCTTCTCAAAGTAACAAAGAGAATCCGAGTCTCCGACGCTTAAATAGTATCGTGACTTTAATAAGGAGAATAAGATGTTTAACCTCACAGAAAAATCAAAAGACTTTTTACTTAATATTGGTAACCTGTTTACTAATGACGATAATACTACAGACGCTGGCCTTAAAAGCTTCTGCAAGGCAGAGTATGGTAAAGAATGGTACTTTGCGTATACCACTTATAAAACAGATGGTCGTTTTCCCCACTATTCAGTTAAGAAGTAATTTTAATTACACTACAATAAGTAATAAAGTAAAATACAAAGAACATGATAACAACGGTCTTTATTTGCCGTTTAGTTTGTAAGTCCATTCTTATATTTAGAAACATGCCTTCCTAGGTACTCTGGAGGTCCTCTGGAGAACGCACACCGTTATATATAATAGTACAGAGCTTGACATCATGCGACAAATGGTGTATAGTGTAAGTATGACTAAAAAAAGATATTTCCATGAAGTAATAGAAGAAGAACAAAAGATATTAGATATTGGTCTTAAACAATCTAAACAAAATAAAAAAGAAAGAACAAAAGAAAAGACTTTACATGAGTTACTAATGGAAGGCTTTAGAGAAGAACAACGCCAACGAGAATTAGAGGAAGAAGATGATTAAAGGTTGTATCGGGTTTAGTTATATAAGTGGCCGTCTATTAGGTGATATGTTAATAGTAAAAGGTAAGAGAGTAATATCTGTACCATTACCTTGGTTTGTTATACCGTATATGAGCAGACTTTGGACACGAAAAAATATCCTCGGAAAATTCCTATTTAAAGAAAGTACCAAAGACTTCCAGTCCATAGTAAGCTAAAACTAGCCATACTATTCCCTTAATAAGAAAGAACCAAAAAGAGAGTTTGAGTATGTTTTTTATCTTGGACATATGTTTAATGGATGTTATTGCATTTATAGTTTAGCGAATCAGCTGGCTTTTATAAAGCGCTTTTTTCTGGTGGTTTTATGGATTTAAGTCTATTCGACTACCTCTATGAATAACTGTGCCTGTTGTATTACTCTGTTTATTACCTGATATTGTCTCTGTCTTATTGCCTCGCACATCTAAATTCATATTACCACCAATCTTCATATTGTAATCGCCTGCCACATTGGTGTTTAACTTACCGTCTTTAAGTACCACATTCATATCGCCTTTGTCTATTTGTATATTAATATTGGCGTTAGGACCTACTTGTATATCGTAATGATTATCTGTCGCACCATCTTTGTTAATGTATAACTTGTGCCTGCCACCTATAGTAATATCTGTATTGCCTTCAATTACCACTTGCCTTTTGCCTGATACTATGTTATAATGGTCGCCTTTAACTATATCAACCTGGTTACCGTCTTTGTCAATTTCAAATGAGGTGCCTGTTCTATGCGCCTGATATATTCTTTCATTGTCTAGTGTGTCGTCTATTTCAAAGACATGACCTGATTCACTTTCAAATACATGATTATATGGATAAACGGCGGCGTAAGGTATATCAGGCTGGTTCCATGTGTCACCATCTGAGGCAGTAATCTCTGTGCTGACATGTTCCTCTACTGGTACTACATCAAAGTCGGCAGTTGGGACGCCAGTCTTCCTTGTTAATTTTCGTAATTCTAAACCTAAATGAGGGTTTGCCGTATCATTGGTTGCCAGTCTATTTGTATCCACCTCATCTTTATACTTAGGGTAAACACCGTTAGGGTCATAGAAACCTTTATTTACATCTGCCAATTCAGCTGGCTTGCCAGGCAAAGTCCCGATTACCATTGGTTCTTGCATTGCGTAACCATCTCTAAAGTAACCAAACACCCATGTGCCTTCGACAATAAAACCAGGACTAGAACCTAAACCTGAAATGCCTGACGAAGTAATAGGGTGAATGAGTTGCGACCATGGTAAGTCACTTGTAGGCAGGTCATCTTTGTTATCTGTATGAATACCCACACAACGCACTCGAAGACGACCAAGTTTCTGTGGGTCTTGCCTGTCTTCAACTACGCCGTTGAACCATATAAAGTTGTTTTTTCCTAAAAAATTGTTGTCGTACATTTTATTTTCTACCGATATTTGTCTGCTTTTAATCCACTCACCATACGCATTAATTAACTATTTACGAATAGTTTACGCAATCTGTTAACCACCTTAGTATATATCACTTTACCTTTATTAATCAATACATTAAGTCTGCGCCAGCACGCCGTAGGCGCCGTTAGAGACCACTTAGAGACCACTCTTAGTTTACTCTTTCTCTTAGTAATTTTATGTGGTCGCTGAGATAACTTGCTGTTTTCTCGCTTATCTATCCACAATAATACTTGTCCTAACATATCTCCCTCAGCATGTCCTGTACTTGCTACTCTTACATGTTTCTCTGTTTGTTTATCTCTCATATTCTCATTGGAGGCCAGCTACCATTTCAGCGCCGGACTCTCTTATAACTCTGATATATCCTCGTTGTATATATTAATATCTCTTGTATTGTCTTTACCTACGATTAATGCGTCTTCCTCTGTCGGATATGGCGTCCTAACGCTATCCTTCATACATTTTAGTGTCATTTCGTGACTTTGTGCCTCTAGTGACATGGTGTGTTTTATCGCCATTATTAGATATCTACCAGATGTATATGGATTTTGTATTGGTTCTTTACTACCAGGGACTCTCATTACAGGCACAGAAAAGTTAATTACATCTCCTGCGTTAAGTTGCGTATTACCATATACCAACATTGTCAAGTTTAAGTTCTTTAGGCTAGCGATTTGACTTGTAATTTTAGGTAATGTTTCACTTGTAGGTACAAATTCGTAATCATTATGTACTTTACTTGTCTCTGTAACGACCATTTTCTTTGCATTAGGATATTCATATAAACCTTTATTTGTGTCATTTAACTTGGCGTCTGGTATATTGTGTTTAGCACCGTCATTTACATCACCTACGGTGTCAACATGAAAACTTTTGGCAAATTCATCTTTGTAATTAAAATCATGTGTCTTAATTGTTTTATTAAATGCGTCATGTACAATTAGTCTATTAGCA